TCTGGTTTAGTTAAGTTTAAATTCGTTGTATATGTGTCTGCCATAATTTAATTCCTGTTTATGCTGCAATGTCAGTCCAATCAGTATTTGTTGCGGACTGATCTGTCCAAGTTGTTGTAGCTGGTGTTTGGTCTGTGTAAATAGTATCTGCTACAGTCTGGTCTTCCCATTTTAAACCACCTATCGCAGAAAAACTACTGCTTTGTTGAATAGAACAAGTTCCAGTCTTAACCAATGAACCAGTAACAACTAAGTCACTTGAAGCATTTATTTGACTTGCTGCTGATACGATAAAGACACCAACAGCAGTTACGTTTGTTGATGCGGTGATATTTGTTTCACCAACATCGATTTGTGTGCCTGTTGCACTAAGACTTGATGATGCTGCCATTAGCACGCCACCAATATCTATTTGAGTACCTACGGCTGTTAGGCTCGATGTTGATGATATGCTTGTCGCACCAAATTTAATTCTAACACCAGTCGATGTAAGACTTGATGTTGCTGTAATTTGTGAAGCACCTTGTACGGGTACTAATCCAACTGCACTTACACTAGAAGAAGCTGTTATTGACGCTTCTCCCTTTACGGGTGTAGTGCCAACAGCAGTTAGATTTGATGTTGCTGTAATTGAGCTTTCAGCTAATTCAAATTGTGGTGTTCCCCAGTAAGACTTACCGTATCCACCAAAACCATAGCCTACTGAAGCCATGATATTACGCTACAGTTATATCTATAGCACCTGCATTAAATCTAAATACATCTCCAGTAGAAACAGTTTTACTTGCTGTAAGGTTTCCATAAGCAAGTAAGTTACCAGATGATGAAGCATCAAAAATACCTACTGCAACAACAGTACCATAATCGGCTGTAGCTGTTGGGTATTCTATAGCTGATGTGTTTGATGCTGTGTCAGCAGTTACAGTAAAAGCTGCTGTTTGTCTTGCATAAGCTCCGCCTGAAACTTCTGTACCACCACCAGTATCAGATGGTGCTGATGTATATAATGCTACATATAATGTTGCTGGAGCTGTATAGGCTGATCCACCAAATACATGACCAACAACTTTGTTCTCTAAATAATCTGAAAATCCAGCCATTCTATTCTCCTTTCTTAATTACCGTAGTAATAATTTTTCTTTTGTTTTTTTCCGTAAGTTCTTCTTCTCATCATTAAAGAACCTTTACCAAATGCAGCTTTCTCTTGTTCAAGTCTCATTTCTTCTAATGCCTTCTCAAACTGTTGCGTAAACATTGGTATTCTTTCATCTTCCATTAAGAAGATTGAAGCGTGTTTTAACGCACCATATAAATATACATCTGGGTGTGAAACAGATACAAAGTTACTTGTATTGGAATCACTTAATGCAGATATTTTAGCATAGTAAGTTAGCTGTAGGGTATATTCTGCATCAGGAGTTGGTGCTAATTCTATAGAGTCATCCACCATTGCAAAATAGACTGGTTGACCTGTAGAGTTGTTGTTTGATTTTCTATAGACATCTAATGACTCTATAGATTGTTGGAATAAAGGACTAAAATCATTTGATGTAATTTCTACATTGATGGCCTCTATCCAATCTGTTGGAACCGTTAAATATTGTTTGTCAGCAGTAGCCGTTGCTCGTTTAATCATGTCTTTAGTTCTTAATCGTCTATTAAGCTCTGCTTCGACATTATCAATAAACGTATCTATATCAGACGTTAAATCTGATCTATTTAGATAATTTGCTATTGCTGTTTTAAGTTCTGCGTATGTCATACTTTACCTTGCCAAGTTCTAAATACTTTATTATCTGGGTTGTTGAGCCACTCTTTCCATTTTGCACGGTCTTGTGACCAACCTTCTCGCAATGCTTTTTGCCAAATTACCATGGGTACTTCAGCGATGTGTCGCATATCTTTTCCAGGCTTAGGTGTATTGTCTCTTAGTTTCTTAACGTGGTCAATGACGGGAGCAACATCTTGAGTTGTGTGATAAACCAACTTGTCATCTTCAGTAATGAACTCTGATTTGTAACCAGTTTTGTGGTCGGTAATTGTACGTTTTGTTGCCATGTGAATAAAGGTGGGAGAGCCGAAGCTCTCCCTAAATTCTAACTAACTTATGAAGTTGTTAAGTCTGCGACTATACCGTGAGCAGCTTCGTTGCTCATTTCTAATCCATACTCAGCCAAAATCATTTTAGTTTCTGCATCACCTACAGTTGAGATATCGACTGTTTTGAAGTCTCTTAGGTAAGAAACTTTTGCATAGTCAGGATCTACTAATAATAGTGATCTTTCTCTACTGAAGTTAGATGGAACGATTTTTAACTCACCAAAGTCTGATGCGTAAATAGAAACAGAAGCCTCTACTGTGTTTGCATCAACCATTTGTCTAGCTGAACTTCTACCTGTGAAACCAGAAATTACTTGCTTGTTTACAGGACCACAGATTGCCATTGAAGGCTCTCCACCGTTTGTGAAACAAGATTGTAATACAGTTTTCAATAAGGCTTCAGTTAAAGCTCTTTGAGTTCCGTCTGTTGGAGCAGCTCCGCCACCGTTACCAGCACCGTTAGTTCCTCTTGATACGTTAGATGTAATCCAAGATTCAAAACCACCAGTTACACGAGCAGTTGTAGCATTACCAGTTGTCTTAGCACCTTTTTGACAAAGAGCAGTTTCCATGTCTCTTTTTAATGCTTTAGCCATAATAGCTAACTGGTGAGCCATTTCAGATTTCTTACCTGCTGGGTCAGAAGCCTGTTGCGAACCAGTTACAGTTGCATCTCTTGATGAGATTTGTGCTACGTTACTAACTCTTGATGTAGCTGTTGCAGCAGCTCTTGAAAGTTCAAAACCTTCTAACTGTCCTGCACCTGAAGCTGTAGGTAGAGTTTCTGTTTGCCAATCGAAAACTACGTTCTTGATTGAGTTTTTACCAATAGCACTCATAAAAGGAGTTGCTTGTGGTGAGATGTTGTAAATGACGTTACTCAGTTGTTCTCTATCAGAAGTCGCTGAATAAGTATCAAATGCGTTAGTTACTTTTGCCATGATATATTCCTATGTTTAAAAAGTTTATAAAAGTTGTTCAAATAATTTAGCTGCATCCTGGACCTTTCCAGTTTTAGCCAGTTTTTGACGTGCTTTTTTCACAGGAGTTGTTGACTTGGGAACATTTGAAGTGCCAGGTCGGGCTGTACGAGCTGCCGCTTTCTTTTCAGTTGGTTTCACTTTAGTCGCTTGTTGTGTTTTATGTTGTAGCCATGCGTTTCTTAAACCAAGTAAAACTCGGTAGTCATAAACGCTGTCCATTTCTTGAGGTGTGTACCCAAGAACATTAACACCGTAATCACGAATTGCCATCTTTTCTTTTGATGCCACTTCGTTATCTTGCCATTCTGGTATTTGTTCAAGCAATTGTTGGTTACCGTATTCAACAAACTGTTGAAGTTTTTGTTGCTGTGCCATCGCAGACTCTTGTTGGAGTCTTTGTGATTCAGCTTGTACGGCTTGTAACTTTTGCTTTTTCTCATTCCAGATGTCTTTTTCACGGACATAAGCAATAGGATCAGCTTCGTAAAGTGCGTTCCAATCTGGCTCGTTTTCTAACTCGCCTTTCAAAGTTGATTCCATCTTCGGTAACAACTGTGAATAAATTGCGTCTTTTTGAGAAACCTCTTGATATTTGGCCTCAATAGCTTTTCGCTGTTGGGCTAATTCTTGAGTCTTTCTCGTATAATCTCTTTGGCGACTGTATCCGTTTTGGAGTTCTTCAAGCGTGACCTCTTGTTCTTCGCCATCTACTTTAATTGTATATAGCTGTGGTTGCTCGGACTCCTCTTCTTCTACTTGATCTTCGTGAGGTTCGTCTTCTTCGGCTGCTTCTAGTTCTTCTTCGTAGGGTTCGTCATCTTCGATGATTTCTTCTTCGTTGACTAACTCTTCGGTAGCCTGTTCTTCTATCTCGTTTTCTGGTTGCTCATTTGGAGTCAAAAAACTTTCGAATGATTGTTCTGTCTGTTCTAAGTTTGTTTGTAAACCAATCGGCTTTGCGTTGTTGGTCATAAGTTATCCTTAAAAATGTAAAGTAATATTTTAACAATACTATGTTAAATTTTACACAACTTTGTGCAATCTTCCTAATTGTGCTTTTGTAATTTTACCCTTCTCTACGATAATACGCAGGTGTCTTTCGACTTCAGGTAATAGTTTGATTGCTTTGTGTAAATTTTCTCTTTTATTTATATCATCTTCTTTTGATGATAACCATAAATTAATATACTCATTTCTAAGTTCTTCGATTGCACTTTTAAAAGTTTCAGCGTTAAGAATTAACTCTGCTTCGTTTGAATTTAAAATATCTTCTTGTGATGGCATTAATTATCTTCCAAATTTATAAATGCTTGAATAATCAATACCAGGTGTAAATGACGATACAGATGGAGCAGGACTTGGTTTAGGACTTGGTGAGAAATCATTCTGGAAAGAGTTAGAAATATTTGTTGCTAAACCTAATCCTGGTATTGCCATAGGTGCTACTGTTTCCATAATAGATGGTATTCCTAAATTGATCGCACTACCTATAGGTAACTCTTCTTTATAAGTATCCATATTAATAGGTGACTTATTAATGTATTCATCAAGCTCAACCTGGTATTGATTTCTTACACCATCATCAGCTGGTATTTCTTTCAAGATGTCTTTGTTAGACATTAAATTTAATAACTCTTGTTGTGATGACATTTTTGCTGTTTCTTGTGGAGACATACCAACTGGTCCTTGTGGTGGATTTTGGTTTAATAAATTATTAAGTGGTACTTCTGGTACTACATAATCTGATTTGAAAAAATCTTCCTCAATAAATCTTGGCATATCATCTATAAACAATTGATCTTTTTGTTTTGGTGGTATAGGCATATCAACAGGACCGCCAATAAATCCTCCGTCTGTTCCAACACCTGGCACACCAAATAAGTTGGTAAAATCCATTCCCGACTCTCTCATAGTTCTAGATATATTTTTAGCCATTTCATCCTGGTCAAATCTTGGTAAAGACGATAATGGTATTGGTAAATCTCTAGGATCTCCGCCAAACATACTTGTAGTTCCTGGTGGTAAATCTCTTGGTGGCATTCTTTTTATATCAAAAATATCATCAAATATTGTTACACCACCAACGCCTTGGCCGTAACCCTCTTCTACTGGTCCTGGTAGTTTTTGTGGTGGTGTCGTTGATAAAGCACCTGAAATCATTGAAAACGGATTTGAAACTGCACCAGAGTTTATATCAGCTTGTGTAAAACCTTGAGGCATTGCAGACGAATAACTTGTACCAGGTGAAATCATGTTAGGTACGTTTTGCCCGTCAGCTATAGAACGTGCATAATTTAAACCACTTGTAAAAGTTGGGTCTGTTGTTGGTGTAGATAAGTCATTTACACTATTATTAGTGTTTTCATCTTTTAATTGTCCAACAAGTTGTCTAAATAAATCTGCAATCATAATATATTCCTACCCAGCGATTAGTTTATCAATTTTTTCATCTAATTTGTCTAATCTGTCAAAAATTCTTTGCATATCTAGATGAAGGTCTTGTTTGGTTGCGTAGCGTGTTGGGATT